GTGCGAACGGGGCGTTCGAGTACCAGAGGATTCGTAACGATTCGGCAGAGGAAGGTCTGCTTGCTCTGGCAAGTTGGCTACTCCCCACCGGAGCAATATCTCTGCTTCCAGGTCTGGTAACTCGACCGGAGTGTTTTTGATTATTACGAGCATTTCCCACCATTCTCTCCTTCGCAGGTCGCAGGGTATAAAAAGAAATGAGGGTAGGTCGCCCTGCGTGTTCGACCTACCCTCAAACTTACACCGATATTGCTATCGGTTGCACTACCTCAACTTATGGTTGGAGGAGGTGCTTGATGTGTGATGTCTGTGGCAAATCGCCGTCGACACGGAATGTCGCACGGAACGTGACGAGACCAGCATTGAATGCGAAGTCATCGGAACGATCCAAACGAAGACCGCCTACCGTGCGCACGAAGTACGAAGGTAGGTGACCGAAGATGACCGACTTGGTGCCAGTTGCTACGTCAACCATTGAAGGGTTTTCGTAGATTGGCTTGCCGAGCAACATGTCACGTGCGTCTGCTGAGAGACTTGGCTGGAACACATAGTTTCCTGCGGTGTCCTTCAACTTGCGAACTTGACCGATTGACTTGCCGTTCATCATGAAGCCACAACCAGGGAGCAGACGAGCTGCACCATCAAGGCTGTAAACAAGGTCGATGAGGTTGTCTGCGGTGAATGCAGTTGCGGTGCCTGCGGTACCACCAACGGACGATGCCGTGACGATTCCGTTTGCGGTGTCCGTACCTGAACCAACAGTCAATGCTGAACCAACTGCGAATCCGAGTGCGTTACCAACCTGGTCACCCAAGAATGACAACATGTCAACGCCAGAGTCTTCAAGCAGTTCGGTTGAAACCTGCGTGATGAAGCTGAACTTGAATGCTGACAAGGTGATGAACGAGTTGAATACAGGATCGGATTCTCCGATTGCTGAACCTTCGCCAGTTACCGTTCCTACCGAGTAGGTCGACAACGATGGGATTTGAAGGTTTTCGCCACCTGTGGTGTTCAACACAGTTGAAGTCTCAAGTACTGGTGCGGTCAAACGTGCACGCATGATTACTTGATCGTAGAACGATGTTGGAACTGGTGAACCTGTGCTTGACTTCAAGATGTCACGCTTCTCAAATGAATGGCTGCGCTTCTCACCTGTGAACAATGAACGAAGACTTGTGATGTCATCGTTTACTGGTGCACCGGCAACAGGACGAACCTGGTCGGCGATTTCACGGGTTGCTGAGTCCATACGCAATTCACGAGCTTCGTCTTCACGAAGCTTCGAGATGGTCTGTGCACGCTCATCCAATTCCTTCGAGATTCGCTCGTAGGTTTGGGTTTCTTCTGCTGAGAGGTCACGCTTCTCTGCGGTGGCCTTATCCAAGATTGACTTGGCTTCGTTCCATGCACGATTGCGAATCTCAACCTGACGGTCAATATATTCTTTCATGATGTTTTCCTTCTCCCCGTAGGGATGATGTTGATGTTTGGATACGCAGGAGATTTAACTCAAATCTGGTACGGCTCCGTACACAGCAACATCGAAGGAGGCTCCTCGCATTCGACGCAGTAACGAAAAGATTACTAGAAGTTCTTCAGCAATTCAAGATGCTTCGCCAACACACCAACGCTCGCAGGAGCAGACTGTGGTGTTGGTTCAAGTTTCGCAACTGTTTCACGCAACAACGCAGCATGATCAGGTGCCAAGGTTTGACCTGATTCCAACGCTGTTATCGCAACCGCAAGCTGATCGGCATCGATACCGGTGCGAGTAGCAAGCGCATCAAACGAACGAACCGAAGCCGATGTCGCTGCATACGCTGGGAAACCAGTAACCACCGAAACTTCATAGAGTTTGATTTGACGCAACTCACGGGTCATACCGTCATCAGACCAACGGTCACCACCTTGAGGAACCGTGAAACCGAACGACATCGAGTCAACGTCTTTGCGTTGCATCAAAACCGACAGGTCACGACCAACGGTTGTGTCAGGCAAATCGGCCTCAACAAACAAACCTTTAGAATCCTCAACCAAACGCATCGTCTTAGCCCTAGTGGTAGCCAACAGCATTGACGAATCATGGTTCATGTACATACGGATATTGTTCCGTGACTTCAACGACTTAGCGAACGCGCCAGGCATAATGCGCTCGATGAACGGGAGTGGCTCAGAGTCAGAGTTGAATACTGCTGCATAACCACTAAAGGTCATGCCGTTGCCCTCTACGGCTGCACGAAGTTCAAAGTCATTGAATGTTATGCGACGTGTCTCAACCTGTTCAGCCATACCTGAAACATTAGCAACAAAACCACCAAGCGATCTAGAAGACTTCGGATGTTCCTTCGGAAGAAGATCATTGTCACCAACATACTTGTCATTCTCAGGTCTGCCGTTACGCAACAAATACAGGAACGCATTGACTCGCGCATAAGCCCATTGGTCACGAGTCATGCCTGGACGATGCGAAACGGAATACGCTCCAGCACCACGACGGAACACAGCCCGCAACATCCCAATCGTTGCACGCTGACCAGGGTTGTCGCCAACCTTGTCATTGTGTTCCTCAACCTTGTTAGCCAAGCCTGTCTCAATCGCCTCAGACAACTCAATTGTCCCAGCACCAGCAGGCGAATCAGCCGAGCCAGGAGCGTTCTTATCTGACCCTACGATTTGATCCTTCTTCGGTGCCGGAGCGTCAGCTCGCTCATCTTTGATCTGTTCGGATTTACGCGCAAACCAATCCATCGCAGGTTCAGGATTCAACGGGTTAATCCCCCAAAGATAGAAGGCCACAGCACCAGCACCAGGGAACTCCTTGTCATCAGCGTTCGAGTTCTTTGCAGCATCCAAATCAACCATGTGACGTGCAGCCCAAGCGTTCGCACGAATCACCTTGTCTTCTGTGATCCGACCAGCAACCATCTCACGAGCCTCACGAACAGTCGAGGCAACAATTCCCGCACCCGCCAACTTCTTACCGTAATAGTCCAAACCTTTACGCGCAGCCGATTTGATGTACTCAGGCAAGTCAAGATTGACCTCACGAATATCGACACCGATTTCCTGCTCATCTTCAACCTCAACATCGGTGGACTGCCAAGCGTTGCAATAGAACGCACCATCAACAAAGTCATCCCACTTTTCACACCACGCTTTAGTCCCATCATCGTTCTGGCGTGACTCATCGTAAAACACACAGTTCCCACACGCACGACCTTCAGGCACATCCTCAGCCAACGCTGGACGATAGTTATCCGGCAAAGCCCGCTCACCACCAGGTTCCATCTCCTCAGCAATCGACACAGCGACCATCTGGTCAATCGCATCCTGCTTCGTCATGTGACAACCAATGACTTCGCCATCTTCCTTTTCTACAGCCCAACCAGCACAATCAGGGTTTGATTCAGAAATAAAATATGGCATTACAGAACCGCCCTAAATACACGGCATTCAACATTTGAAGTGTTTGCACAAGCCCACAACATATCGCCAGCAGCAATAAAGATTTCCACAGTTTCAGTCTCGTTAATATGTAAACCAGTAGAAACACTTACAGCAGAACCACCAATATAAATATCATGATTGTTTGCGTGTTCGTGATTGTGAACCAAAACCCTCATCGGGTTAAACGTCGCATGAGCAATCAGCGAAGCAGCCGTTCCCAATGAAAATGCTTGAACATCAAACGCCATGTCACCTCATACCAAAAGCAGTAGTTCTGCTTCGTCTTCTAGTATTGACCATGTTACTTCAGCAACAGCACTAGACGATAAGGAACCAACTGATGCTCCTACGCCGAACACTTGGAGAGGAACCCGCAAAGGTTCAACCACAACCTCCACAACCTCTTCAACACGCTCAACCTTTGGACGACGATACCAAGGATTCCCACCTGGATACTGAGGAGGTGGAGGACTTGGTGCCGGATCAACCGTTGCCTGCGCCGAAGAAGTCAACCCGCCAAGCAAAGCCGAAGCAGTAACCGAACCAGCAACACTCGCAACCGCAGTCGATGACAAGCCACCCAACGACGCTGAAGCAACAGCACTAACCCTGACCTGCGATGTTGCCGAACCAATACCTGCACCCAAAGCAGCGTCAGCTGTAACCGTATGCGAAACCGTTGCATCAGCAGACGCAACAACACCACCAAGCACCGCCTGAGCGGAAACCAGATTCGACACCGACACCGAAGCCGAAGCCTCAACCGCACCCAACACCGCATCAGCCGAAACCACATGCGACACCAACGAAACCGCCCCAGCCGTCAACCCGCCAAGCGGAGCCGAAGCGGTGACAGTTGTTGTGAAGGTGAAGCCGTCTAACTTCGCAATCGAGTCGAGCGTTGACGTGTCAAGTTTGAAGGCGGGACTAAAACCATCTAAACCGAAGTCAGCATCGTTAAGCTGTGACTGGTCAAGAATGAACCGTGCGACGGTCATCTAGAAACCTAGCTTGCGACAGTCAATGAAACAGTCAAACCACCAGACGAAATCGTGTAGGTGTCACCAGCTGTGTAAGCGTTGCCGGTGATCGTTCCAGAGAACAAGAAGTTTCCTGTGGTCAAGTTATCCCAAGCGGTGAAGTGTGTTGCATCCTGTGACCCTGCGATGTTCGTCCACACCACATCAGCATCCGATGCCAAAGCACCAGCCGATGAAGCACCGAAAC